GGGGATTCGAACCCCGCTTTCTCTGTCATCGACAAAGAGCCTGACCCCTGGCTTGCGCCAGGGCCCCCCAGAAGGTTTAGAGTAATTACCTACAACTTTTTGGGAACGCTCTTTAGTGCTCTCCGACAGCATCGAAGTCGCTGTAAGGTGCGGTGGGCTCGCACCCGCTGAGAGAACGCCCTACCCGATGAGGGTAGCCAGGCGTCCTGACAACAGGTACAAGTTCCGCTGCCTAGTGATAGAGCAGTGGCAGGTTTAATTAACCAACATCTGAGTCACCTCGACCGCTAAATCTGTGATGATTTAGGATCTGGGCCCTATTACCGCTTCGCAGTAATTTGGTGAGTACCATACTCTAACTCAAACCCTTCTTTGCCTCCTGTGGGAGTGTGGAGACCTCGGTTGCGATTCATTTCGCGTGATTCCCTGGTTTCTCACCTAGGAGGACTTCTTGGGTGCACAAATGGCACCTCGGAAGCCCCCGGGAAACGGTTTGACCGAGTCTGGGAAGTAGATCGAGGATACCCTTTTGAATGGTACCTCTTACCTCGGACGTCGTGGGCTCGACTGCTCGGATACCAACCTGGGTCCGGACGGGTAGATCCCGCAGAGGCAATTCACAGCCTCGGTTCCTGGACCGGCCTGCCGCCCTGCCGCAAGGCAGCAAAACGGAAGTGGCGATATGTGAGCAACACTGACATACAAAATGACGATACTAATAACACGGTCTTCGACCATACTACTTTCTCGTGCATTCCGCACGTCTAGTGTCCTCCAGCAGTTACCAAACCACCCACTCTACTCTCAATTAGATTGGAGTAAAGTGGAGGGAGGTCACTATGCCATTGTAGACCCAATGGACACGCAAGGTATTCTCTACCTCTCTGAGAAGGAATACAAGATTCAGGTCAGGGTGAGTGTCAGTCAAGACTCTCAACTGTCTGTTCTTGCTAGACCTGGAGACTCCAAGTTACCTAGCGAGCTCGCTTCCACTGCATCTTCACCAGCCAAACCAACCAAAACTCCCCCACTTAAGGAGGAACTCGGATTGGTCCTTCGTAAGAAGGATCGGTCGGGGATTACTCCCTTTACCGGATGGCCAGTTAGTATGTTCAGTGGCATGCGATCAGATCAGCTACTGGTCGCGCCAACAGGTGAGAACCTGTTGTCCCTGATTTTACATTGGGGTTTAGACCTCAATATAAGATCAGGTGGCCAGATTGAGCCTCAACCGGCGTTGAATGCTTCTCTAGTCGAGTTAGGTAAACGACTGACTAATATCCTGCTAACGCGGGGCCGAACGGCCCTTGTGTTGAAAATGAAGAACACCCTGTTCTTCGTTAACAACTGGTTAGCGGGAAGGCAGAACGTCGACCCTTTTCTCCTAGGTGAGCCCGTCGGACTCGCTCGTAGTGGATTACCAAGGATCCTCCCGATTTATTTCAGGAGGGCCCTTGGCTCCAGAAACATGAGGATAACACGACTAGTGTTGTCCCTACTCAAGAGCTATTCAGCTCTCGAGGCTCCACATCCCGACAACGACCTGGTCAGCGTGACCGGGAAGTGTCCCCATCTCGATCAGGACATGCTGAAGCAATTCAACTTGTTCTGTAGAGATGTGTTCTGGCCTAAGGTCGTAAGAAATTACGCCAAAAGGGCAGATAAGATGTGGGTCATGGATCCGGATCTACGTGCGACTCCGATGGGGAAGCCGTATAATCCCGTACGTGGAGGCCCTAATCACCCAGTAGCTATACTGGGTGCTCCCATGGATGCGATTGCTTGGGACTCCGTCCCGATCAACCACGCCATGAGGTGGGCTGCCCACGTAAAGGATTATCACACCTTGTCTCTTTTCCACCAGGTACTCAAGTTAGCAAAGGAAGGGAGGGAGATCATGAGTCACGAGCAATCGCTCGTGAAACGTGGCCTTCTCTCTCTTCCCCCGCTAAAGCGCGTGAAACGATGGGATTTCAGCCGTGAGGCTGATCTTGGGAGACTTGCGTTCCTTCCTGAGGCTGCGGGGAAAGTAAGGACTATTGCAATAGTCGATTACTGGACCCAAAGACTCATGAAGCCAGTCCATGACTGGATGGCCTCGGTACTGTCAGTTTTACCAACCGACGGTACTTTTGACCAGGAAGCAGCTCTACGGACATATGTGTCGGAGACCAAGGAGGTCAAATGCCATTACAGCATAGACCTCAAGTCTGCAACAGATATGATCCCCATCGATCTGTATCACGCGCTCTTCTCGGGTATCTGGGGCGAAGAAACAGCAGGACTTTGGACAGTCCTGCTGACTGACCGTGCATTCCGTATCCCAGTGGAGACAAAAGACTTTTGTCCCCTTGTCGTGCCTAACCTCCGTGGTACCATCCAATGGTACGACAGAGGTCAACCTATGGGAACACTGTCCTCCTGGCCAAGTATGGCTCTTGTGCACCATGCACTCGAGTTGTTCTCAGCTTGGAGGGCAGGGTTGGACCCCGTGAGCTTCACAGCTTACAGGGTTCTAGGTGATGACAACGTGACGGGTAACTGCCTTGTGGCAGCCAGCTACAAGGACGTTTGCAAGGCTCTACAAATCCCAATCTCCTACAGCAAGACGTTGGAAGGCAAGTTGTTTGTCTTCGCCTCTCAGATTTATCTGGGAGACGAGAACATTAGTCCGATGTCCCTCAAAGAGGAACTCTCGGTCACAACTTGTTCGCAGCGACTGGAGATGGCCCTTCGGGCTATCTCTAGAGGCTGGATAGGTGATAAACCTACAACCGCTCGTCTCCTTAGGCTCTTACTGCGACGGAGAGACTATCTTCGAAGCACCAAAGAGTTTAAGGTAGGAAAGTTGGGGCGTGTAGCCCAAGCAGCACTCATCAGTGCCTTCGCCCTGACTCGTCGGTCGTTGACCAAATTGTCAGGAGGAAAGTCCACATTAGTGCCCTTCTTACTCTCGTTAGAGAATAAGGTAAGGGTGTTAGATGGAGATGAGAACCACTTGGACCGCGTCACGCGCTCGGCCCTGGAAGACATCGAGACCATTCTTGCTATCTCTATGATGCGGAGCATCGTAAAGAGAATCAAGGATGATCGAGATGCGATCCTGACCGCCGCGTGGCGCTGGGGCGAGTGGAAAAAGCATGTTAAGTGCTCTGGGTTACCCCTTGGAGTGAATTCAGCTGATGAGCTGATATTCCCTTCATGGGATAAGCCTGTGAAACTTCCAGAAGGAGTGGAACTCCCTCACGAAGCTTCATGGAGAACTTACAGTAATGCTGTCTTCCCGATCCTTGAAGACTATTTTGGGTATTGGTTCGAAGGGACTTTCAGTCCCGGCGAAGCACCACCCTACATCCTCGTCTCCGACGAGTTTGTAAATAGTGTCAATGATGGGACGGTAGCCTACCGTGAGTTACCAAGCCTTAACAGCGCGGATGAGGGTTGGACAGTGGTAACGTCCGATCCTTATGAAGGTGGACCACTTCCAGGGGTCCCCGACCTCTCGAAGTTCATCTTCATTCCTAGACCGTGTGAAGCTCATGACCTCGTCAATGAGCTTGACGCGGCTCTAGCTACAGCGGAGCACCTCTACAAGTTCCTCGTGAGAGGAAACTATAAAGGTGACCCGTGTAAGGGTGCTCTGAGTAGGGTGACGCAAGTGCTCACGTTGGCGAGCTACTTGCCTAAGTTCCCTCCGATGGAAGGACTTAAGTCATTCTACCCAGATCGAACACCTAAAGCTGTATCGGCCACTCGCCAATGGGTACGACAATTACAGTCATACTCAGAGGTGCTTGGTCATATCCAGCTTGCTAGGGACTTTTCGGTTAGGGGATGGACTGATAGTCTACCCTTTGACCAGGAGGTTCTGCTGACAACGTCGGCAGAGACCCTCAATTCTGTCACCAGAAAGGAAGGTATGGCCTCCGTACCACAAGCAGGGTAATACTTGCAGGAGGTGGGCCCCGACATACGGGGAAACGTCTACATTTGGTAATCAGCCGTCGGCTGCCCGG